GCTTACTGGGACAACTTTCGTTACGAGTTGGTATACTCACGGGTTGGCAAGTTCCTATCTTGAGGGTGCAAACTTTCTTACTGCGGCAGTTAGCACTCCAGCAGATTCTATGGGTCATTCTCTTCTTCTTCTCTGGGGTCCTGAGGCTCAAGGGGATTTCGTCAGGTGGTGCCAACTTGGGGGACTCTGGACTTTTGTGGCACTCCACGGGGCTTTCAGCTTAATCGGATTTATGTTGCGTCAGTTTGAGATTGCTCGTCTGGTCGGTATTAGACCTTATAATGCCATTGCGTTTTCTGGTCCTATCGCAGTATTCGTTTCTGTGTTCCTGATGTATCCACTGGGGCAGTCCAGTTGGTTCTTTGCTCCCTCCTTTGGTGTGGCAGCAATCTTCAGGTTCCTTCTATTCCTTCAGGGTTTCCACAACTGGACGCTAAATCCGTTTCATATGATGGGCGTAGCGGGTATTCTTGGTGGTGCCTTATTGTGTGCCATTCACGGAGCAACAGTAGAAAACACACTATTTGAAGACAGTGACCAAGCAAACACTTTCAAAGCATTTGAACCGACTCAAGAAGAAGAGACCTATTCGATGGTTACTGCCAATCGCTTCTGGTCTCAGATTTTCGGAATCGCATTCAGTAATAAGCGTTGGCTTCATTTCTTTATGTTGTTCGTGCCAGTGATGGGGCTCTGGACTAGTAGTATAGGGATTATCGGACTGGGGTTGAATTTGAGGGCTTATGATTTTGTAAGTCAGGAGATTCGTGCTGCTGAAGATCCGGAATTTGAAACATTTTATTCAAAAAATATATTGCTTAACGAAGGCATAAGAGCGTGGATGGCACCTGTTGACCAGCCACACGAACGCTTTGTTTTTCCAGAGGAGGTATTGCCCCGGGGCAACGCTCTTTGATTTTTAAGACCCTTCGGGGTCTTTTTTATTGACTTATATTCCAAACTATGGTATTATAAATAATATAAGTTATTCATAGTTTGGAATATGTTGTGTATTTTAGATATAAAATCTGCCCCTAAAGGTAGAATAGCAAAATGTTTATGCGAGTGTGGAATAGAAAAAAATATATTTTTAAGTTCTATAAAACCTGGTGGGAAAGTTAGAAGTTGTGGGTGTTATAGAAGAAAAGAACGGGCGAGAAGAAATACTATAGAAAAACCTGTAGAAGAAAGAAAGTGTAGCGACCGCAGATATAAAATGTTTCATAATGCTCAACACAGAGCAAAAAGAAAGGGAATACCTTTTACCATAACTATTAACGATATTGTTATTCCAGAAACTTGTCCTTTACTTGGAATACCTCTTGTATCAACAAATAACAAAAGAGACGCAAGAAATCCAAGTTTAGATCAAAAAGAACCTGGAAAAGGATATACTCCTGATAATATATGGGTAATATCTTCAAGAGCAAACTGGATTAAATCCGACGCCACCCTACAAGAACTCCAAACACTTGTAGAAAATCTTGAAAAAATATGATATCCTCAACAACTCCGTATAAACTCGCAGAAATTCTTAGAGATACTTGGCCAAACCTTTACAGACCTGTCAAAGTATCCTATAATAACCAAAAGACTTCAAAGAATGAAAAAGTATAATGATGAATATTTTTCAGTTTTAGATAAAAAGACTGGAAGAAAACTTTTAGATTGTGGTGATGAACAAGACGCACTGGCAATGGTTGCTTTTGATCCACAGAACAGAACTTACACCCGTAATAGGATTCTAATGAGTCCTGTGATTGATGTTGAGATTCCAAAGGCACTGCCGACCAATGAGATTGTGAGTAGCAAGTGGGATGATCCAATTCCAGAGGATGTTGATCCCTGGAACTTAAGAGGAAGGCAACCGATGCAACCAGTTAAAAAACAATTGAAGAAGAGTGATGCCGAAGTTTTCGTACCCTAATGATCCACCAGATGCTAAGTGTCCTCATTGTGGTGAGAAAGGAAAACCTTGTTCTTATGTAGATAATATGACAAGGGCATATGCTCGTGGTGCCTGTGCCCATAAATACAGACAAAACACTGAGAAATAATGGGTGTAGTATACGGAAATAATACTATAGTTGTTAATTCTACTGATGCTGGTAGAATTGTAGCATCTACAAGAATGGTAGTTCAAGATGGTCTTGTTTTAAATCTTGATGCTGGTGCTTCTACTTCTTATGTTGGTTCAGGAACCACTTGGACTGATTTAAGTGGTCGTGGTAATACTGGAACACTCACGAATGGACCGACTTATAGTAGTGCAAATGGTGGGTCTATTGTTTTTGATGGGACTGATGATTTTGTAAGTTCTTCTTTATCTTCTTCTCTAGGAACACAGTTTAGTATTTCTGTTTGGTTTAAAAAAGATAATAATAATACTGCAAATCCAGTAAATTTTCAAGGTTCTCCTGCTTTTGAGTTACTAGTAGATCAATCCAATCAACTTAATATATGGGACGGGGCAAATCATCTTTACAGTTTTACTACCACAATAGGAACTTGGTATAATATGACGGTGGTAAAAAACGCAACAAATTTTTTATTGTATGTTAATGATAATTCATCTCCAGTGTTGAACTTTGCAAGTTCTTATAATAACACAAATACCAATTTTATTATAGGAAAACATTCTAGTGTTTCTGCTAATTATATGGATGGAAACATCGCACAAGTATCCATATACAACAGAGCACTCACAACATCAGAAATCTCACAAAACTTCAACGCACTTAGAGGAAGGTTTGGAATCTAATGGCACTTTCACATTCACCACGCATAGTCACTGACGGTTTAGTTCTCTGCCTAGATGCTGGAAATACAAAGTCTTATGTTGGTTCTGGAACTACCTGGAGAGATTTAAGTGGTCGTGGTAATACTGGAACACTCACGAATGGACCGACTTATAGTAGTTCTAATGGTGGGAGCATTGTGTTTGATGGGGTTGATGATTATGTAACTATACCAAGTTCCACTGATTATGAGTTTGGCACTGGTGATTTTACGATTGAGTGGTGGCAATATATAGAATCTTTTGTTAGTCAATATTTTGCAATTATTCATGCCAATGCTAATGGTGCTAATAGCAGTTCAAATGCAAGTATTGGAATTAGATATGAGAGTAGCGGATCATATCTTCGTGTAGGTGGAAATGGCGTATCAACTGTAGATTTTACTTCACTTACAACTTCTACCGGAGTTTGGACACATTGCGCTTTGGTTAGGACTGGTTCAACTCTTAAGTTTTTTGTAAATACAACACAAGTAGGTGGAGACAAAACATTTACATCAAATGTTTCAACAGCATCCCCCTCTAATTCTACTGGATATATTGGAGGTGCTTACTTTGGTGGTGGAAGTGGAACGTTATATTCAAATAATGGTAAAATATCTAACCTCCGTGTTTACAGAGGCAAAGGACTCACAGCATCAGAAGTCTCACAAAACTTCAACGCACTTAGAGGAAGGTTTGGAATCTAAATATCTAAAAACGGGAGAGTAAAGTGTCAGTATATTCTGGACCAACGACTTGGTGGGGTTCATCTGGTGATGCCGGAAGAATTTATGCAGCTAGAAATTTTGTTGTTCAATCAGGTCTTGTATTAAATCTTGATGCTGGTGCTTCTACTTCTTATCCTGGTTCTGGAACCACCTGGACTGATTTGAGTGGTAATGGGAATAATGTAACTCTTGTGAATGGTGTTGGGTATAATAATGGTAATGGGGGGTCTTTGAGTTTTGATGGAAGTAATGATTATGCTGACTTTTTTGCACCAAGTTTAGGAACAACCACTACTGTTGAAATGTGGGTTAATTTAGGTGCTGCATATTCGAGTAAAATGTTTTTTGGTTGGCAAACATATGATGTTTACTGCTCAGCTGGAGCTTTGGGGTATAATACTGCTAATGGTGATGTTTATGGTATTTCAGTTACAACAGTATCAAGTTTGGGACTAGTGAATAATTGGAAGCATTATGTATTTGAGATGAGAAGTGATGTTTCTTATACCAATAATAAAATATACATTAACACAATTTCTCAATCACTATCACAACAACAGAATTCTGAGAACGCCGTAAATAGAAATTTTAATAGTGGAAATGGAAGAATATCAGGTTGGAGATATGGTTTTGAATATGAAATGCCTATGAATTGTTCTTCTTTTAGAGTATACAACAGGGCACTCACATTATCCGAAATTCAACAAAACTTTAATGCGACAAGAGGAAGGTTTGGAATCTAAATAATCATAAGTCGCAGAAACTTATGGGACCTCTACACTCTCCAAAAGAATACTTGTTTCAGTTACACGCAACAAGTTCTGGGGAGGCAAAACGAATGTGGAGGCAACATATAAAAGAACAATGGAATCATCAATGTGCTTATTGTGGATCAGAAGAGAATCTCACAATCGACCACATTGTTCCACAATCAAAAGGTGGAGCAGACTTCACTAAAAATGTGGTATGCTGCTGCCACGATTGTAACCAGTCAAAGGGACACGAGCACTGGAAGTTGTGGTATGTTCAGCAAGACTTTTATAGTGAGGAGCAATTTAATAAAATAGAAGAGTGGATGAAACCAGATCCACCAACGAACTTATTTGCATATCGTCCAAGACGCAATAACGCGAGTTGAATAAATAAATGAAAGGCAGTAAATACTGTTTTTGTGGTAAATACCGAATGCAATAAATGGCAACTCCGATTCGGATAAAAAGGTCTGCCGTTCCTGGTAAAAGACCTACAGTAGATCAATTACTCAGTGCAGAATTAGCTTACAACACTTATGATGGTGAGTTAAGTGCAAAAAGAGAGCGTCCTGGAATCGGCACAGACATTATTCGCATCGGTGCAGGCGCAACAGTTACAAATGTCATCTATGTCACAAAAGACGGAAACGACTCCAACACAGGAAGAAAACTTGGAGACGCCAAAGCAACAATCGCAGGAGCAGTTGCAATCTCCTCAACAGGCACCGTTATTAGAGTTAGTGCTGGATCTTATGTAGAGAACAATCCAATTGCACTACCAGATCAAGTTAGTATTGTTGGTGATAGTTTAAGAGAAGTCTCAGTTACTCCACAAAATACTGGAGACCTATTTTATGTTGGGAATGGAAACTACATTGCAGAAATGTCATTTGTAGGTGCTGCAAACACAGGTGCTATTTTCGCATTCAATCCTAACAAACCAGTCTATAATAATCAATCACCTTACATTCAAAACTGCACCAACTTCATTCCAAACAGCATTGGAATGAAAATTGATGGTCGATATTCAGTAGGACCAACCAAGTCAATGGTTCTTGACTCTTATACACAATACAATCAAGGTGGTATTGGAGTTTCAATTACCAACGAAGGTTATGCTCAGTTGGTTTCACTCTTTACAATCTGCCCAGACACAGCCGTCTTCTGCGGATCTGGTGCTGCTTGTGATCTTACAAACTCTAACGCATCATTTGGTAATTATGGTCTTGTTGCCGATGGCATTGGACCTAGAAAATATACAGGTATTGTAACAGTTGCAGCAGCAGCAAACAGTGATGTATTTACTTTAGACCTAAACGTTCCAACTTATAATGTCTCAAACGCAACTTATGATAATGTAAGTGGTGTTACGACAATTACTACTTCTGCGAATCATAATTTCCAAGTTGGAATGGGAGTTACAATTGCTGGACTTGGTTTTACTTGCCCATCTGGACCAGGAATTGTAACCTATCCAAGTGGTAATTATGGTTATGTTTTTGAAGTTCAATCAGTTCCTGCAGCAAATCAACTAGTAGTCAATGTTGGTCCTTCAACATTGCCTCATACTTATGTTTCTGGTGGAACAGCAAAGATTAATGTTGTAAGACCTTTTGATGGTCAGGTCGTTTATTTTGATGACTTATATTATACAGTCAATAAGATTCAAGTAAGTGCTGGTGGAACTGGTTATACGAATACTCCTACAATTACAATTGATGTTCCTTCGACTGATTGGGGAGTTCAAGCAACAGCAGTCGCAGAACTTACAAATGGATCAGTAACCTCTGTTGAGATTGTCTCCAGTGGTAGAGGTTATACAACAACTCCAAACATTACAATTTCAGCACCTGACATTGGATCTAATTCAGCAACATTAACATTACAATCTCTTCCAACTTACTATTCAGTTTTATCTTCAACTCCTGTTTCTGCAGGAATTTGCACAATCACTGTAAGTGAAAACGTTCCTTATGCAGTAGGTGTTGGATCAACTGTTCCATTCTTTAAGCAAAGTCGTGTTCTTGCATCTGGGCACTCTTTTGAATACATTGGATCTGGAACAAATATTAATGCTGCCCTTCCTGCTCAAGGTGGTATTCCAATTCAAGATAATGAAGTTGATATGAGAAATGGTGGTCTGGTTGTTTATACCAGTACAGATCAGTCTGGTAATTTTAGAATTGGTGAAGGAGTTCAAATCAATCAAGTTACCGGAACAATTTCTGGAAGATTTTATTCGAAGAGTTTGTTCTCTACGATGACACCATTTATTCTCGCACTTAGTTAAAGGAGGAACATAGATCAATGGCACTCGCACTTAATGTATTTAAAACAGTCACAAAGGTAGCAACAACAAGTCCAGTAGGAATTTATACGGCACCAGTTGGTTATAGTGGCGTTGTTCTACTTGCTCAGGCAACCAATGTTGATTCTTCACCACATACAATTTCTTTTTCCCACCAGAGAACAACTTCTGGAATTGCTGTAACAACAGAAATTCTAAAAGACTTTGCAATTCCTGGTAATGATAGTGCTAATCTTCTTGCTGGAAAACTTGTTCTTGAAGAAAGAGATGTGCTTGTGTTTTCTGCAGATACAGCATCTGGCATAAAATTTATTGGAAGTATTCTCGAAACACTTAACTAATACTCTAAAATGGAACAGTTTCTTAGCGCCAAATTTCTAAGTGGAAGAAATGCCAATATAAAGGCAGGTATTGTTGGTGTCAGCACAAATAGCAAAGTCATAGAGGCGGTAGGACGTGTTGGTATTGGTTCGACAATTTTTGATCCAATTACAGACTTAGATGTTCGTGGTTCTGTTAATATAAGAGACACACTGACGGTTGGTGCCGCAACTTCATTATCACAAACAACAATTTCTCAACTGCTAGTTACTGGACTTTCTGAATTTGATAATTCAATAGGAGTATCCGGTGAAGCAACTTTTGAATCTGCGACTGTATCCGATTTAACGTCAGGTAGAGTTGTTCTTGCGGGAATAAGTGGATCTCTTCAAGATAGTCCTAATTTAACATATAGCACTGGTTCTGGTCTTAATGTTGGTAGTGGTGGACTTAACGTATCCGGAATTTCTACACTTAATGGATATGTTGACGTTGGTGGAAGTGTAGATATTAATCTAGGTCTTGAAGTATCTGGAATTACAACTCTTGCATCAAGTGGTGGTATTACAACAACTGGTGGAGATTTATATGTTGGTGGAGATTTATATGTAAAGGATGACTTAGTTTTTGATGAATTTACTGCAAGAAATGCAAATGTAACTGGAATTGTTACAGTAGGAACCCTAGGTGTAACGGGTTTTACTACAACTCAAAATCTTCAGGTTACTGGTATTTCTACATTAGGAGTCACCAGTGCTACTAATTTAACATCACAACAACTGAACGTATCTGGTCTCTCTACATTTGCTGGAATTACCACTGTTACTGGAACTACATTATTTACAAGACAACTAAGTGTTTCTGGTGTCTCAACATTCAATGGAATTGCAACTTATACTGCACCAGTTTTTGGGACAAATTTGAGTCTGAGTGGTGTCGGTACAATACCAACACTTGTATCAACTGCTGCTACATTTACTCAGATACAAGTTGCTGGGATTTCTACTTTTGCAAATGGTCCTGTATTTGTTGGTGCAGCAACATCAACAGGAACCGTATCACAAAGACTTCAGGTGACTGGTGGTGCTTATGTTTCAGGATCTATAGGAGTAGGAATAACAAACCCAAGAGAAAATTTGGATGTTGTCGGCACGATTGGAATACAGTCGGCATCTTCTGTGAACAGATTTGAAATACAACACAATGCCGCACTCAATTCACTAGACTTTATTTTCATATAATGGATACTGTAGGAAGACTAAGATCGGATGGTGTTTTATTTGCAAATCTATTTGATGAATTTTCTTCACCAAGTAGAAATGTGAGTGTAGATCAATATGGAATTTTTTATTCTAATACAATGAAGGAAGGTGATTTTTCTGAATTGACAAGCAATGCACCAATGAGAATTATAAACAATAAAGATTTGAGAGTTTACAACTACTTTGATGAATTGACTGGTGTAAGTAATGTAACTCCATCTGCTACTGTTTATAGTATTGTTTCTGGCACTAAACTGCCTATCTATGGCACAGGTGGTGGAACTTATCCACCTACTGGAAGTTGGACTGGTATTCAAAATGCTTCTGTTGATGATAGCTTCTTAACAATCAGTCTTCCATTTACATTTTATATTGCAGGAAATGGGTATACAACAACCTATATGGGTTCGAATACTTATATTACATTCAGTGCTGGATCTACACTTTTTAGTGGATTGAGTGCCTCCAATCCAGCACTTCCAAAGTTTATGTTTGGTGCTGCTGACAACTCTTATCAAAGAGTTTCTAGATTTGCTTTTGGAACTGATTATCAGAGAATTCGTTATGAAGGAACTGCTGCTACTGTTGGCACTGTTGGTTCTCCAAACATTGTCCTTGAAATTACATTATTCAATCCAAGTGTTATGGGAGGAAGTAATGTTTTGGAACTTTTAGTTGGCAATCACTCTAGATTAGCAGGTGTTGCAAACGTTGCTAATACTACAACTGCTTATGCAACTTATACATTATCACAAAACCAAAGTTATGTATTTGTTGGCAATAGTAATGGAACTAGTTGGACCATATACACTGGTTACAACGTTAGTTATTGACATTCGTAGTTCAGAATAAATAACCTTATATAAAAGACAAAAATGGCACTTTTAAAGGCTAATACTGGTATCGGGACGACAAATCCAACCTCCGCTCTACACGTTATTGGGGATGGATTAGTTACTGGTGTAGTCACTGCTACAACTTTTAATGGGCAAATAAATGCTGGTATAAGCACTCTTGGAGTTACAACAGTAACTCGTTTGACTGCACAAAGTATTAATTCTTCAGGTATTGTAACTGGTCTTTCTTTCCGTCCAAGTAGTGGTTATTATCAGTCGGCAAATGGAACCAATGCGTTTTATGTTTATGACGGAACAGGAAACGTAGCATTTCAGGGAACCATTGGTGCAAGTCAAGTTAATAATGCCTCTGGTTTTAAAGTTATTGGATTTGCTGGAACTGATATTACTTTTGAAAGCAATGCTTATGTTGCAGGAGTTACAACTTCTGCTGGTGGTTTTGTAGGCAATTTAACGGGCACTGCAACTACTGCAACAAAACTAGAAACACCAAGAACTTTCGAAATCACTGGTGACATTGCTGCTTCACCAGTCAGTTTTGATGGCACGGGTAATGTATCACTGGCAGCAACTATTCAACCAAATAGTGTAGGATTAGGCACAGATACTTTTGGTGATTATGTTCGGTCAATTTCTGGAACTTCAGATCAAATTACAGTCACGGGAGGAACTGGAGAGGGTTCAACACCAACAATAAGTCTTCCAAATAATCTAGTTATTCCCGAAGATGCAGTAGTTACAAGAGACCTTCAAGTCAATCGTAACTTAAATGTAACTGGTAATATTACAATTGGTGGAACAACAGCATTTGTTAATGTTCAAGAATTAGTTGTTACTGATCCAGATATTATTCTGGGATATAGAACAGATGCATTTGGTAATGATGTCTCCAATGACAATACTGCTAATCACGGTGGTGTTGCGGTTGCATCGACAGAAGGAACTCCATTAGTTGATCTGTTTATTGCTGGTATTGAAACAGCACCTGCCACGTACAAGAAAATTATGTGGTTCAAGGAAGGCACATTTGCTGGTCTTGGAACAGATGCTTGGTTGTTTAATTATGCAGTTGGTATTGGGTCTACTCAATTCCCGAATGGCACAAGACTTGCTGCTGGTAATGTTCAATTTACTCAAAATGATTTAGCAGTTGTAAGAAATATTAATGCTTCGGGTATTGTAACTGCATCCTCTGGTTTTGTAGGCAACTTAACAGGAACTGCTTCAACAGCAGCATTTGCAACAACCGCTTTTAATTTAAGTGATGCTGCTAATATTACAACAGGAACAATCAACACTGCAAGACTAACTGGAACTTATAATATTGATATTAGTGGTAATGCAGCGACTGCCACTAATGCTGGTGTGGCAACTTATGCTGTATCTGCTGGCATAGCGACTTATGCAAACGTTGCTGGTGTCGCTACTTATGCCAATGTTGCTGGTGTCGCTACTTATGCTGTATCTGCTGGTGTTGCCACTTATGCCAATGTTGCTGGTGTTGCTACTTATGCTGTATCTGCTGGTGTTGCCACTTATGCCAATGTTGCTGGTGTTGCTACTTACGCAAGTGTATCTGGCATAGCAACTTATGCTGATAATGCTGGCATAGCGACTTATGCAACTGTAGCAGGTATAGCAAGTTATGCTTCATTTGCTGGAAAAGCAACTTATGCTGATAATGCTGGTATAAGCACTTATGCAACCGTAGCAGGCATAGCGACTTATGCGTCTTCAAGTGGAATAGCAACTTATGCAACAAGTGCTGGTATTGCCACTTATGCAAATGTAGCAGGCATAGCGACTTATGCTACATCTTCAGGTATTGCAACTTATGCTGATAATGCTGGCATAGCAACTTATGCAACATTAGCAGGTGTAGCAACCTATGCAACAAGTGCTGGTATTGCCACTTATGCAACATTAGCAGGTATTGCAACTTATGCTACTAATGCTGGCATATCGACTTATGCTACATCTTCAGGTATTGCAACTTATGCTACATCTTCAGGTATTGCAACTTATGCTGATAATGCTGGCATAGCAACTTATGCTACATCTTCAGGTATTGCAACTTATGCTGATAATGCTGGTGTTTCTACATCAGTCATAGGTGGCATTGCTTCAGTCACTCAATTAAATGTTTCTGGTGTTTCAACTTTTGACACCATACAAATATCATCAGGTATTATTACTGCAACTTCTGGTATTATCACTTATTATGGTGATGGTTCTAAACTTCAAAATCTTGTAGCTGTTGCAGGCATTGCAATTCAGGATGAAGGATCTATAGTTGGAACTTCTGTTACTACACTTAATTTTAGTGGATTAACAATATCTGCATCTAATGCAGTAAATGGAATTACAACTGTTACTGTTACTGAAAGTGGAATTGCTGGTTATGCAAACTCTGCAGGTATATCAACAAATCTCAAGGGTGGTGTTACTGGTAATGTTCCTTATCAGTCAGCACCTGACACAACAACTTTTGTAACGAATGGTATATCTGGACAGGTTCTTCTGTTTAATGGGTCTGTTCCAATTTGGGGAAATGTAAGTGCTGCTTCTGGTGCTTTTGGGGGCATTACTGTTTATGATGAAGGTAATCTTGTAGGAACTGCTAATAGTATTTCTTCTCTTAATTTTGTAAGTCCAAATCTTTCAATTCAAGCAACAAGTGGTGCAAATGGCATTGCCACAATTACACTTTTGGATTATGTTTCTAATGCTGGTGTAGCGACTTATGCAACATCGGCAGGTATTGCAACTTATGCTACAAGTTCTGGTATTGCTACTTATGCTAATGTAGCAGGCATAGCTACCTATGCAAATGTAACTGGCATAGCGACTTATGCAACTGTAGCTGGCATAGCAACTTATGCAACCACAGCAGGAGTTGCAACGGCACTTCAAACTCCAAGAACTTTTGAAATTACTGGTGATGTTGTTGCTTCTGCTATTTCTTTTGATGGGACTGGTAATGTATCACTAGCAGCAACCATTCAACCAAACTCAGTTGGACTTGGAACAGATACTTTTGGTGATTATGTTCAGTCAATTTCTGGAACTTCAAACCAAATTACTGTTACTTCTGGAACTGGAGAGGGTTCAACACCAACAATAAGTCTTCCAAATAATTTAGTTGTTCCACAAGATTTAACAGTTACAAGAGATCTTCAAGTTAATCGTAACTTAAATGTAACAGGAAGCGTTACAATTGGCGGAACCTCTGCATTTATTAATGTTCCGACATTAACTGTTTTTGACCCTGATATTATCCTGGGTTATAGAACTGATGCATTTGGTAATGATGTTTCTAACGATAATACTGCCAATCATGGTGGCGTTGCTATCGCATCAACAGAAGGCAGTCCATTAGTTCAATTATTCATTGCAGGTATTGAAACTAATCCTGCCACATACAAGAAAATTATGTGGTTTAAGGCAGGCACTTTTGCTGGTCTTGGAACAGACGCTTGGTTAAGTAATTATGCGGTTGGTATTGGTTCAACACAATTCCCAACAGGAACCAGATTAGCAGCAGGTTCAGTTCAGTTTACTGAGAATGATTTAGCAGTTGTAAGAAATATTAATGCTTCTGGTATTTTAACCGCAGGTATTGCAACACTTTCGCAACTGTGGGTTTCTGGTGTTTCTACTTTTGTTGGAGTCACCACTAATACTTCTACGTTATTTGCAAACCAGTTAAGTGTTTCTGGTGTAGCAACGTTTGCTGGAATCACCACCGTCACTGGAACCACACTATTTGCAAGACAACTGAATGTCTCTGGTGTCTCAACAATAGGCAACTTCCGCATCACACCTGTAGGAACTGGTGCAACCGTTGGTGGTATTGGTGTTACTTATTATGGTGATGGTTCTCAACTATCAAACATTGTTACTGGCGTTTCAATTTCTACTAACACTACTAATAGCAATCAATTTATTCCTTACGCCGTATCAGCAGGATCAACCACAGGATTTGGTGTAACAACATTATTGGTTTACAATCCATCAACAGATAATCTAGGCATAGGAACTACCAACCCATTACAAACATTACATATTCAAGGCAATCTTCTTGTTGCTGCTGGCGCTGCTACGACTCAGCATATTACACAAAAAGCATATGAACTTCAAGGTGGTGCATTATCTTGGGAAGGTTCTGCTGGACAGTTGTTCTCAATTACAAACAACCTGACCTCTGGATCCATTTTCTCAGTTAATGATGTATCGGGTATTCCAAGTATTGATGTCAATGCTGATGGTACGGTCACACTAGCACCTTATGCTGATGGAAACGTAGGTATTGCAACAACTTTACCAACATCAAGATTGCACGTTGTTGGTAATGCTTTAATTGCTGGCATTGCCACAGTTACTAGTAACTTTATTGTTAATGGAAATTCTTTAGTTGTTGATGCGACAAATAATCGTATTGGTATTGGAACCACAAATCCAATTCATTCATTACAAGTAGGCACAGCAAATACTTTAGGTATATCAACTGATGGTCAAATCTTTGTTATAACATCGACAGAAGATGTTGGTATTGGAACCACAAGACCAACCTCCAAACTTCACGTTGTTGGTGGTGCTCTAATCACTGGTGTCTCAACCGTAGGTAACTTCCGTATGACTCCAGTAGGAACTGGAGCAACCGTTGGTGGTATTGGTGTTACTTATTTTGGTGATGGTTCTCAACTAACTGGTATTGCCGCAACTGATAATGTAAGAACGAATAGTCTTGTTGTTACTGGAGTCAGCACTCTTGGTATTACATCAATCTCACAACTGAATGTAACTGGTGTTTCTACATTTGCTGGAATCACTACCGTCACTGGACCTACATTATTTGCTAGACAACTCAATGTGTCTGGTGTCATAACAGCGGTTCAGTTTATTGGTTCTGCATCAACGGCATCATTTGCCACAACAGCATTTAACGTCATTGGTTCTGCATCAACGGCATCATTTGCCAATACTGCCTTCAACGTTAATGGAACTGCCAATAGAGTTCTTTATAACTCTGCGACAAATACTACTTCGACAAGTTCTAACTTAACATTTGATGGAACAACACTGGGTGTCGGTGTTACAATAACTGCCAATCGTTATGGTATAACATCTGGAACAATATTGAGATCGGGAAATATCACTGGAATAACCACTGGAACTGGAGATTCTTTTAATCATGTTTATGGGACCAATTCACTTTTAATTAGCAATGGTGGCGGCGGATCTTTCGCAAGATCTTATCAATATAATAATGTTTTTGGTTCCAATCTTGGCGATAATTTATTATGGTCTGGTGGGGGTCTCAATCAATATTGGTCTTACAATAATGTTATTGGTCATCAGTCTTTAAGAAATTTCAATTTTAATTCTGGTTCTGTTAGCGGAGGTAGAGTTGGATATAATAATATTATAGGATTCCAAATCGCAGGAATTAATACTGGAGGTGACACTAACTTTGAATATAATAACATAATTGGATATCAAGCAGGATATACTTTAGGTGGATCAACCGCTACTGGAAACAATATATTTGGATATCAAGCAGGATATAATTTAACAAGTGGTTCATATAATGTCTTTACTGGTTATCTTGCTGGTTACTCTAATGCAACTGGAAGTTATAACATTGGTATTGGTTACAGTGCAGGTCAAGCAAAACTAACTGGTAGTAACAATATTGTAATTGGTTATAATCGTGATGTTCCTACTGCTGGCGGAAACACTCAATTGGTCATTGGTTCGAACACTGATGATTGGATTGTAGGTAATAGTTCTTATAATGTTGGTATAGGAACCAATGCTCCAACTTCCAAACTTCACGTTAATGGTGGAATTGGCGCAACGACATTAAACGTAACTGGTGTATCAACGTTCGCTGGTATTGCTACTCACACAGCAGGACTTTTTGGAACTACAGCAAGTTTTACTGGTATTGTTACTGCCTCAAGTTATAGGGGTGATGGATCCCAACTCACAGGTATTGCTGCTGGTTTCTCAATCTCCACCAATACGACTAATAGTAACCAATACATTCCTTACGCAACTTCCTTTGGATCAACCACTGGATTTGGTGCTACTACATTATTAGTCTACAATCCTTCAACTACAAGACTCGGTATAGGAACCACAAGTCCTCAATACAATCTTCACGTAATTGGTGATTTCGCGGCAACCAGTAAGTCGTTCGTCATTGATCACCCAACAAAATCTGGTAAGAAACTTCGTTATGCTTCTTTAGAGGGACCAGAGCAGGGTGTCTATGTAAGAGGTAGAAGTCAAGAAACAATCATTGAACTTCCAGAATATTGGACTGCATTGGTTGATGAGAACTCAATTACAGTGAATCTTACTCCAATTGGTCATAGTGCTATGCCAAGAGTTGAAAGCATTAATCAAAATATTGTGAATGTATTTTCAAAAGAGGATGGAGATCTTGATTATTATTATACAATTTACGCAGAAAGAAAAGATATTGAAAAATTAGTTGTAGAATACTAGGAGATAGATTATGGCAATAAATTATAATCCGACTACAGTATCTGATGGTCTTGTATTAGCACTTGATGCTGCTAATACAAGGTCTTATGGTGGGTCTGGAACCACTTGGACTGATATTTCTTATCGTGGTAATAATGGAACACTCACGAATGGTCCAACTTACAGTAGTGTGAATGGTGGGTCTATAGTTTTTGATGGGACGAATGATTATGTGACTATACCTGCTTCAAGTGATTTTAATTTTGGAACTGGTGATGTATCTATTGAGGCATGGATCTATTGGGATGGAACATATGCTGCTAGTGGGAGAATAATTTATGCCACTGGTGGAAGTAGTAGTTTAGATCAATTTGGAATATTTGCTGGTGCTGGATTATTATTTGGATTGGTATATAATAATGTTGCTGCAAATTATCCCCCAATCAATACTTGGTCTCATGTGGTGTCATCTAGAATTGGCACAACAATCAGAAATTACATAAATGGAGTAGAAACTTCTTCTGGCACACAAGCATCTTCAATTGGAAATTCTGGTGTTACTGCATATATTGGATATAGAGGTGCTGATGGTAATCATCCTTGGAAGGGCAATATCTCCAACACCCGCATCTACAAAGGCAAAGGTCTTACATCAGCAGAAGTATTGCAAAACTATAATGCTCTCAAAGGGAGGTTTGGATTATAATGGGACTTATTCACTCACCATCCATCGTCAGTGATGGACTTGTATTAGCATTAGACGCACAAAACTCAAGGTCTTATGGTGGATCTGGAACCACTTGGACTGATATTTCTTATCGTGGTAATAATGGCACTTTGACAAATGGACCAACTTTTGAACCTGGGGGCCCTTTCGCTGGAAGCACTGGGGGAAGTGTTTATTTTGATGGGACTGGGGATTATTTGACGGTTATAAACGGCAGTTTCCTGACATTTACAGGTGACTTTACAGTTGAAGCATGGATATACAGTTCATTTACTGGTGGACCTGGTGTTCAGGGATTTGTATTAATTGACACAAGAACTGCATACACCCAGTCAAACTGGACGTTCGGTGTATTTAGCTCTGGCGGAGCTGTACAGTTTATTTTTAGCGGCGGCGTATTGTCTTCCTCAGTTAATTGCGTTTCAAGTGCCTGGAATCATATTGCACTAACTCGCAGTGGAACAACTCTTAAAATGTTTGTTAATGGTGTTGAAGGATATAGTGGCACTGTGTCCGGCACTATTGCAACTGGCTCAAATGCCAACGCAACAATCGGTGCAGGTTTTGACGCTGCCAATTATGCGTCTCCGGGATATTGCTCCAATCTTCGTGTAGTTAATGGCACCGCACTCTATACTTCCGCTTTCACCCGACCCACAAAACCACTAACACCAGTATCAGGAACTTCACTTTTAACGTGTCAAGGCGGTGCAATTGTTGATAATAGTAACAATAAATTTAGCATCACAAGAAATGGAAATGTTAGAGCAATTCAATCAGCATCTATAAAACTTGATGGGACGAATGATTATGTAGATAGTATGAACGCATCTTCTTTAACAAATATGACGATAGAAATGTGGATTTATGATACGAGAGCAACTGGAGATATACTAAGTTATAATGGAAATTCTGGAGCTTATACTTTTAATGGAAGCACTTTTAGAACAGATGGAAATAGTCTTGCAGGAAGAGTTATAAGTGGAGTTGGATCACCACCTCAAAATAAATGGTATAGATTTTGTTATATTAAAAATGGGGATCTTTATATTAATCAAACAAAATACTCTTCAGGATCAGGGACAGATAATCCATATGGAATTTTGAGTTTTGGAAATACAAGAAGTGATATTAATAGTTTGTTAAACGGTTATATATCAAATGTAAAAGTATATAATAGAAATCTTACAGAAGTAGAAGTTCAAAGAAACTTCAACGCACTTAGAAACCGATTTGGGATCTAAATATTTAAAAAAAGGAGCATAAGAAAATGATTTCAAGACAGTATATGATTTTCAGCACAACTGAAATTGACACAATTGAGTTTAATCAAGTGTGTGAAACTTCACCAGAAACACTACGCAAGAGTTTAGATGAAAGTAAAACTTTTGTGAAGTGGGATTCAGAAGAAATTCCTGCTTGTGTTGAGGCATTAACAACTAAAGAAGGACCTTATAATCACACAGAAATTTTAGAGATTCTTTCTGGACCTGAATGGACTAAACCAATTGACGAAAACGAAGAACTTCTACCAGCAATTGTGATTGGAGAAGTTACTGAACCAACTTCAACAGGAGAACCTGTCTAATGGGAGCATATGCTGGACCAGAACTTGCTGATGACGGTCTTGTATTAGCACTTGATGCTGCTAATACAAGATCTTATGGTGGGTCTGGAACCACTTGGACTGATATTTCTTATCGTGGAAACAATGGGACTTTGACGAATGGACCAGCATATACGACAGTAGGATTTAATGAACCCTTTGGTGGTGCTGGTGGTGTGTATTTTGATGGGACTGGGGATTACCTGCAAATTGGACAAAATAGTGCTTTTGACTTGTCTGGTGACTTTACGTCTGAGTTCTGGACTTATCCTCTTGACAACTACACCAGCGCATATACCCTGTATATAGGTACACCTAGCGGTAGTGGCGATTATTTTGGCTTGAAATTTGGTCAATATGTTGCTCAATTTGCAGGTTCTGGTGAGATGTTTTGGACAGGATTGCCACCTTTGGGATCTTGGACTCATTTGGCTTTAGTGCGAAGTGGATCTACCGTAACCCTTTATCAAAACGGCGTGTCTCTTGGGACAGCAACAAAGAGTTCAACGTGGATAGGCAGTTCTCAGAACGTACAAATTGGTGCGGCGTATAGCGCCAATAACGTTAATGCTTACATCTCCAACCTCCGAATCATCAAAGGAACCGCACTTTACACATCAAACTTCACACCACCAAGATCATTACTCACAGCAGTCTCTGGAACCTCATTATTGACTTGTCAGAAAGGAAGTATAAGGGACGCAAGTTCTAATAACTTTGCCATAACCGTAAATGGAGACGCAAGATCCGTTTATGGTTTTCCTTCCTTTAAGTTTGATGGGACTAATGATTATGTGACGATTGGTTCTTTTCCTAATACTACATTTGACTTTGGTAGTGGGGAATTTACTCTGGAATGTTGGGTCAATATTTCTACATTTGCTGCTGGTGGAGCTACAACTTATGGTATTAATATGATTTATGCAACGGGTGATGGTGATGTTGGAAGTGATTTTAGATTTTTTATTACGCAAGGTAGCACATTAGGTGGATATACTACAAATGGTGTTTATTTATCTGTTAATAGCACACCAATAGCAATTGGTGCTTATTCGTCTTTTGCGACAAATACTTGGTATTATGTTTCTGCTAGTAGAATTGGAAATAGTCTTTACTTATTTTTAAATGGGGCTTTACTTTCAACAACATCTTACGCATTATCTATATCAAATGCAACATCATATCAACCTTCTATTGGTGCTATTCAATATAGAGGGTCATTTCTTTACCCACTCAATGGTAGAATCTCAAATTTTCGGGTTCTAAAGGGCAAAGGACTCACAGCATCAGAAGTATTGAAAAATTATCAAAATACAAAAAGTCGTTATGGACTCTAAAAGAAAACATAAATATCTTTATAAGGAGTAGTATTAGGTAAATGGCGAACTCGGATAAAAATATTGTAATTCGTCCGTCTATAGGTTCAACAGTAGACCAACCTAGCATTACATTTACCGGCGCTGGAAATACTTCTATTACTCTTAAGGTTTTAGATGATGCTGAAGGCACTTTAAGTTTTGAAGGATATCAAGGTCAAGTTTTTGCAGTCAATACTAATCTCTCATCGGGAATCATTTATTCAGTTAATGACATTTCAGGACTACCGTTAATTGATGCAAATGCTGATGGCACTATAAGACTTGGAATTTATACCGGAAATATTGGCATTGGAGTTACAAATCCTTCTCAAAAATTCCAAATTGGTGCAGCAAATACTTTAGGTATATCAACTGATGGTCAAATCTTTGTTATAACTTCTAACGAGGATGTTGGTATTGGAACCACAAGACCAATATCAAAACTTCACGTTGTTGGTAATGCTGTCGTAACAGGTGTTGTTACTGCATCAGGTGGTGTTCAAGGTATTGGAATTTACTCTGGTGGTAATTTAGTAACAACTGGCATTATCACAGCTCTAAACTTTGTTGGAACTGGTAATACATTTGCTGTAGTTGGAAATAGAGTTGATATTAGTATTTCTGGTAGTGGAGGCGGCGGTAGTGGATCAGTCTCAATCTCTACTAACACTACTAATAGTAATCAATTTATTCCTTACGTAACTTCTCTTGGATCAACAACTGGATTTGGTGCTACGACATCACTGGTTTATAACCCATCAACTACAAGACTTGGTATAGGAACCACCAACCCAATACAAACTTTACAAGTTGGCACTGGTTCTTCGATTGTTATTATCGATTCTATAGGTGATGTTGGCATTGGAACAACTAATGCAACATCAAAACTTTATGTTTCTGGCGATGGATTCTTCAGTGGTGTAGTTACAACTAGCGGACTTAGTGCTATAAGTGCTGGAACAACCATTTTCTCAGTCGGAGTTGGTACCACAACAAGCACAAGTAGTATTTTTAGTGTTACAGATTTTACCGACGCTGCTTTAATTGACGTAAGAACTGACAACGATGTTCTCTTTACACCAACTTCAAACGGATACGTTGGAATTGGAACCACAAATGCAACACAACCATTTGACGTTAATGCAACATCAAGATTTGTAGGAGATATTCGAGTTGCTGCTGCTGGAACTTCTTCGTATTATAAGATAAATTATAATATAAATTCACAAACTTTAGACTTTACATTTATAACGAGTTGATGCTTTATGCCAGTTAAATTTCGCACTCAAACTTCAGCAAATCGCAGTCCATCAATATCTGAAATTTTTTCACCTGCTTTATGGTATGATGCCTCTGATTCTTCTACAGTTACATTAAGTGGAGGCACAGTGTCAACTTGGGCAAATAAGGGTAGTGCTGGAACAGGATATAACTTAGGTCTTGCTGCAGGAACTCCAACTTATACTGCAACTCAAAATGGTCTCAACGTTATGACTTATGCTGGCACTGCCAGAATGACGACAACACAATTAAATTCTGTGACTCATATTTTTGTTGCCTCTGCTTGGTCTGCTGCTGGTGCAGTATCAACAAACTATAACGGATTTTTGGGTTCAAACTCTTATGATTGGCACGGTCCAAGTAGCACTGCTTTAGCTTCTGGTTCTTTTGCTGCTGCATGGGTTACATCTCAACCAACACAATCAACATCTCAATTGGATGGATCTAACTTTGTGAATGTCAGCAATAATAAGTGGACCACATTTTCAATTTATTCGATCAATCTACAAAGTGGTTATACTGGTGGATTTAATGGAACTGGATATGGAAACGGTTCTGATAGAATATTTGTAGGAAATTATGGTGAAATTATTGCTTATCAGACTACATACCTTACAGCAGCACAAATTGAAATTGTTACTGGATACTTAGCGTGGAAGTGGGGATCTACATCCTTACTTCCATCTAGTTTTACATATAAGTCGCAATCGCCATTTCTTCAATCAATTTATTACCCTGTTAAATTTTCTGGTAAAACAATATGACACCTCCTGCAGGATTTGTTAAATTTTCTGATGAACAAATTGTAACAAGTGGATTAGTTTTAAATCTTGATGCTGGTTATTTAAGATCTTATACTGGATCTGGAACTACTTGGTATGATGCAAGTAGTCGTGGTAATAATGGAACTTTGATAAATGGACCAACTTTTAGTAGTGCGAACGGTGGTTCAATACTTTTTGATGGAACGAATGATTATATGTCTGCTACTATATCTTGTAGTAGAACATATTATTCAATTGACTGGTGGACAAGACCAACTGCAGTATCAAACTATGATCAATGTATTATGATGAATTCGAGTGGATCTGCAGGAAGTTATTGGAGTGGTTTTACCGCGCATACAGATTCTTCTGGAACATTATACATTGGAACCAATACGGGAAGTAACGCAGTAACTTCCGCAGGAACTCTTGTAAATGGAGTTTGGCACAATTTTGTATGGACAGTTAATAATGGATTTTGCACCTTGTATAAAAATGGTTCTTTAGTTGGATCAGTTACTTTATCTGTTCATTCTGCAGATTTTACTTTATTGCAAATCGGTGCTGGACCTAGTTTTGGTGAAGGAACATTATTTGATGGAAATTGTGCTTCATTGAAGTTGTATAGTAATAAAATCTTGACAGCAGCAGAAGTCTCACAAAACTTCAATCGTTTAAGAGGTCGTTTCGGTCTCTAAATATTTAAAAAGAAGAAAGTAAAATATGCCAGAACCTTTTATTTCTATTGATGGTATTACGGGTTCTATCTATAGACCTACTACAGCACCAGCTTACACAAACATTACTGAGTTTAATGAGGAACCAGTAGGAATTAAAACAACATTAGTTCTTGCATTACCTTTTGATGAGAATACTTCATTCACTGATATTGCTCCGGCAATGAGGGTTGATAGGACGGTTGCAAATAAAACGGTTACAACTTTTAATGGTGTTGGTATTTCGAGTGTAACTGGGGTTCAATTAGGAAGAAGTTCTGCGTATTTTGATGGGGTAAGTGATTATGTTGATCTAGGGTCTTCAGCAGATTTTTCTTTTGGAACAGGTGATTTTACAGTTGAATGTTGGATTTATACAACCAATACAACAGCAGACACTTTCTATCGTCGCATTTATATGACTGACGGACCAACAGGTAATGCTGGTGGAAATTTTCAAATAGCACTTGAACCATCTACTGGAAAAGTAAATCTTTGGGATAGTGTCTTAAATTTATTAGGAACTTCTAATGTTTGTAATGGTATTTGGCATCATATAGCAGGTTGCCGTTCTGGAACAACATTAAGATTATTTGTCGATGGGGTTTTAGAGTCTTCTACCACTTACAGCACATCGGTTTCTCCAAACTCTGGATCACCAAGACCTAGAATTGGAAGTTATAGTGGAACATCTGGAGATTTTGATGGTTACATACAAGACCTCCGTGTTTACAAAGGATATGCAAAATATACATCGAACTTCACACCGCCGACAAGAATTACTGGTGGATTTGGTGCTGTAGTATCTTCAACAACAACGGAAGGCGCAAGACTTCAGGCAGTATTCAGAGAAACTGGTATTTCGACAAATAAACTTTCTGTTCCAACAAGAATTACTAAGTATGTTGATGTCAATCAAATAGGCACAAATCCAATAGGGTTTCCTTATACGATTTCTCCAGCATTGCCCAGTGGCGCAACTGCAGGAGATTTCGCTACAGGTTTATCTATTGTTGGTGTTGGCACGACTGGTAAAGGTTATACTCTAACTCCATCAAAAAATATGAGTATAATTGTAAGAATGTGGGGTGCTGGCGGAGGAAGATATTTTGATGGAACTAACTATACGGCAAACAGTGGTGCTGGCGGCGCCGCGTATGGTCGTGTAACACTTACTGGTGGAACTTCATATCTTGTGTTCGCTGGAGGAACAGGTCAAGACGCTACTTCAAGCAGAGGTGCTCCAGGTGGCGGAGCTGCTTCTGGAATTCTTTTAGCATCAAACCAGTCCGAAATTCTGATTGCTGGGGGTGGTGCTGGAAGTTATGGAGTTACGGGAGGGGGAAGAGCATCTGGTGCCGGTGGAGGAACAACAGGACAGGATGGTGAAGGTGCAACAACAGGTGGTGATGGAGGAACACAGACTGCTGGTGGTGCTGGTGGTGCTGGTGGACGAAGAACTGGAGCATCAGCAACAAATACAAATGGTGCTGGAGGAGCAACTGGAACACCTTCATACTTTGGTGGGTATTCTGGAATTACTTCGTCAAATGGTGCAGCAAAATACAACGGTGGAACTGGTGATTTAAATGGTGGTGATGCCGGATCTCCAGGAGGTGGTGGAGGACACTTTGGTGGAGGTCAAGGTGGCGGTGATGCTGGTGCTTTTGGTTCTGGTGGTGGATCTGGATTTTATAATGGATCTGTAGTCGTTGGAATCGGAACTACAATTCTTTATACTGGATTTGGATCTTCACCTGGAAATTCATCAGATCCATATCGAGGAACATACGGAAATGTTGCACAACCAGGACTTGTATATCTTTCTTTAGTATAATGCTATAATGTTTATTTTATGAGTGAATCTGCAATTATTACTCCATTATTTCCGACAGTTGTTTATCATAAAGATAATTCAAATCTTATCACAAAAGAACTTAAAGAGTTGTCAAAGGAACTTTGTCATCAACACGGGAGACACTCTTTTATTACAAAATGTTTGACAACAGTTGATACGTTTGATCGAATCTTAGAACTACCAGAATTTTTAAACATTCGAAATTATGTCGTTCAAGGCATTAGCGACTACATTCGCTTTATGAGTTTTGATTCGACTAAAACATACAAGTTAAGTGGTTCTTGGTTAAATTATTATGAACCAGGATATTTACAAGAACCTCATATTCATCACGATAGTATGATGTCGGGTGTTCTTTATATTACTGGAAGTAATCAGAAAGATTTTTACTTTAGAAGTCCAAATTTAAATACACAACCATCTTTGCCATTCATTGAGAATCAAACAGAGTTCAATCAAACAGATTGTCGTTATGAGTCAATTGATGGAAGATTAATTCTTTTTATGAGTGGATCTTTGCACGGCACTCTTCCTGTTGATGTTGAAAGAATTAGTTTATCATTCAATGTAATTTGCGATAAATAACTAAAAATAAAGATAAGAATGGCACAGTTACTTGATACACAAGTATTTGGAAAGTTGGAAGTTGGTTTAAGCACCAGCAGCATTAATATGACTGTTACAAGTGCAGGTAGACTTGGTATTGGAACCACAAATCCTGTCACATCTTATGATATTGTTGGTGCTGAAGTTGTAGGAATCGTCACAGGAAACGTAAATGGAACCACAACTTTAAACGCAGCAACTGCAAACTATTTTAAATATACTGCCACAGGAAATGGAACAATTTCTTTTTCTGGAATAGCTACAAATCGTGCATACTTTGCGACACTAGAACTTACTAACGGTGGTGCTTATACGATTAGTTGGGGAAGCGGAATTAAATGGCCAGGGGGTGTATCTCCAACTCTAGTTTCTTCTGGGACTGATATTCTTACCTTTGTTTCTACAGATGCGGGAGCAAATGTAAGAGGAACATTATCAATTGCTGATGCTCGTTAATTATAGGTAGTAACAATGCTCTTTAAAGGTAATATTCTTACATCAGTTAATTTTAACGATAAAGGAAAAAGACTTCAAAATTTTAGAAGATTTGGAGTTGGGAGTAATTACGTTGATGGATTAGCAGGATTTAATACTACTTCACCTACTACGATTAATGATGCCATTGAGGCAAGTGTAGGAGGTAGTGTAAGTTTTGATGGGAGTGGTGATAATTTATCCATTTTGGATAATAATATTTTTACCATCGGAAGTAATGACTTCTGTATGGAAGCATGGATATACCCAACAGGTTATACAAATACATCTTCAGTAATTGCATGTCAATGGGGAGATAGTGGGAACAGTGGTGTATGGCAGTTTGTAGCAAATAATTCTAATAATCTTGTTTGGTCTTATGATACTGACGGATTTGTGCCCACTGGTACAGTTTCTATCACAGCATCAAATGTTTTAACGACAAATTCTTGGCAGCATGTTGCAGTTACAAGAAATTCAACTGGCACTAGATTGTTTGTTAATGGAGTTTTAAGTGCCTTTAGTTCTACTAGTTATACTCTTCCAAATCCAACAGAACCTGTAAGAATTGGTATGCAGGGATATACCCCTTATAGATCTGGGGAACCTTTTCAGGGAAATATATCCAACTATCGATTTGTTAATGGATCAATTCCTACTGCGTATCAAACTTCTTCCACAACAGTTGGAGATTTTATTTTTACCCCACCAATTTCTCCGCTCACAGCAGTCACTAATACTGTATTATTAACCTGCCAAAGTCCATCAACAATCACTGACGCAAGTTCCAATAATTTCACAATCACTATAAATGGAAATGCGGCAGCAAATTCACTCACACCATTTGGATATTATCTTGTAGGCATCACAACTGCTCTTTTAAGAACAGTAAGCACCACTAATTTAGATTTATTACAGTCTCAACTTTTATCTGGTAAAAATTTTACTCTTGTAGAAAAGAAAAACAATAAGTATTTTGCTGGAACGAATGATGGATTCTTATATGCTTCCGATGATGCAGTAACTTGGAGTGATGTATCTGTAGGAATTAAGACAGCAGGCATTAACTGGGGAACTACAAATAATACATCAAGAATTTGGTCAATTGATTATGGGCAAGGTTATTATGTTATTTCTGGAATTAATCGACTTGCATACTCAACAAACTTATCGAATTGGACGAATGCTAGATTAGCACCAGACTTTTATGGAAATGTTGGAGTAGCAAGTTATTCAAGAAATGTAGATTTTGCATCCTTCATGAATGATGATTATAACTATAAGATTTATTATCATTCGGCAACATCTAAATGGTATGTTGCATCAACAGGTAATATAGGATTTACGACAAATATTACTGATCCATCAAGTTGGAGACAAGTTGCTAATGCGGAGTTTGCCAATATTATAAATGAACAGGCGGATCCAACCAATAGTAATATTCCTGGTTGGAGTTTTCCACAAGGATCTCAAGCAGGAATTGCATTAACAGATCGACTTGTTGTAATGAAAGGTACGGGTGGATATAGCAATTATACTTATATTCCAGTTGCTTTTAGTACAAGTGTTTCTTTTTCTGGTTCATATATGAAGTGGAATGAAGTTAAAACTTCTTCTGGCGGACCTGTTGGAATTAAAACTTTATTTGCGGCATATACACCAAACCATATTTCTGCTGGACCAGACAACAAGAAAATTATTACTGCTCATTATCAATCTTCCTCTCAAATCTCAAGAGTTGCAATTACAACTGACTTTGCAACTTATACTAACTTGGGGCACGGTGGTGGTGAAAGGAATGTTGGATTTGGTTATACCTCTGCAATGGTTTCTGGTTCTCAAGTAGATAATACTGCCACATTCCAAAAACCAGATATGGCAGTTTTATATAATTCATACTTGAAAGGTGGAAGCACTAATGATTACACATATTATTCTCCAATAGCATCATCCTATAATGCTGGGAAAAATAGGTGGGTAATTGCTTATGATTGGGGTAGTCGGAGTGCATACTTACATAATGCTGTAGCAATTTCAACTGACGGTGGCACATCATGGAAAGCAGGAGATCACGAAACAGAAAATTCTATTTTTAATAATTATACTTCTTTTGTTTATTCTGGCATAGGAAGCACTGATTATTTTGTAATGGGTAAATACAATTCGACAAATGGTGCTTATGTAGAGGTATCACAAGATGGTGAAAACTGGTATTCAACGGGAATTGGAGATACTACTTTATCATCATTAAGAGCGTCTGGTGCAACCTACATGACTTGTGGCATTGTTACAAGTGGACGATATACTTCTGGATATGCTAATGGTAAAGTTTGTGTAACAAATAATCCTGCATCAGTGATTGACAGAATTCAAGTTCCAGTCAATCCAAATAACTCTTTAGAACCAGATAGTCTTGTATTGTTTTTACCACTGAATACCGCAAGAACGACGACTGATATTTCTGGTATTATGACTTCTTATAATGGAAGTTCATTTAACAAGACTGTAACCAACAATAATGGTGTTGGAATCTCTACAACAGTCAGTAAGTATTATGGAAGTTCTGCGTCTTTTGATGGGACCGATGATTATTTAAGTTTCACTAATATCGATGTGGGAACAGGTGATTTCACATACGAAACCTGGGTTTATCCAACTGAATCTGGAAAAGATAATCCAGCATTCATTTATACCAGTTCTTTAATTCATATTGCCGGTCTTTATGATACTACTGGTAGTGCAAATGCAATTTTTGGTGCAAGTTCAAGACCTGGAGCTGGCAATTATGGTTTATATGCACCTGATATTAGTCTCAATACTTGGCACCATATTGCTTGGGTTAGGTCTGGATCATCATTTAAGATATATGTTGATGGAGTAGATCAACCACTAACGAATACTGGAATTCCTATTAGTGGAGCACAAACAAATAATGTTTCTTATGTTGGAACAAGTGCCGCAAGTGAATACTTCCAAGGATATTTAAATGATACTCGTGTTTACAAAGGATACGCAAAATATACAGCAAATTTCACACCACCACCACTTGCAGATTACTTCCAGTATCTAACATTCTCTGCTCCTTTAAACACAGAAAATCCTGATATTTCAATCACTCATGTAAATACTGCTGCCTTATCTGCTGGTATTGGAACAACTGCCACGACACTTACTAATACATCTGTAAGTGTTGCTAGTAGCGCAACAAACAGTGCTGGTATTGCGACTTATCTTTATGGCGTTAATGCTGGCATTGGTTCTACTGTAATTACAAATAGTAATTTTACTGTTGCTGGTAATACTCAAATCTCAACAGCATCATTTGCTTATGGAACTAGTAGTGCCTACTTTGATGGCACGGGTGATAGTCTATCGCTGTCATCAAATCCTCTTGCTGGAATAGGAACTGCAGATTTTACAATTGAAGGTTGGTTTAATGCTTTAGATACTGGAAACCGTTACGTCATATGTATGGGTGCTCCAGGAAATGGTTATGGTGAGCATATGTTCTATAGAGCAAGTGGTATTTGGTATTATTATTCTTCTACTACAGGAGGTAATTGGAATGTTGTAGAAGCAGTAAGTTGGGGATCAGTTTCTAATAACACCTGGACACATTTAGCGGTTGAAAGAAAAGGAACAACTTTTAGACTTTATCGAAATGGTGTTGGAGTAAGCACATTTACATCAAGTGGTTCTTATACCAATCTTACTTGGTCAGCTTACATTAGCACATATGATGGAACTAATGCTGCACATTATGGATACATTCAAGACTTTAGAATGTATAATGTTGCAAAATATAATTCATCAGCATCAGGAGTTGGAGTCACCTTTAGTCCTCCAACGTCTTATGTTTCAGCAAGTTCAGATCCTTATTCCACAAATGTTGCTTTAGCAGCATCATTCTCCGGAACAAATGGGCAAACCACAATTACTTATCAATCTAAAGCCCAAAGAGGTATAGCACTCTTCAATGGCACAACATCTGCGATTACTGGAACTGCATCTACTGCCTTCTATTTTGGCACTGATGACTACACGATTGAGTGTATGTATTACAAGAATACAACTGATACGTCTGGCAATGAGTATCTATTTGATGGAAGAGTAGATAATAATACTCGTATTCGACCAGCACTTTATAGTCTTGAGGGTCTTGGATCACCTGTCTCCTTTATTTTAAATGGTGCTGCTAGAATTTACGGGCAAAATATAGGTGGGGCTAATTTTGGTTCTAATGCTGCTCTTGGAATTACAACTGATCCAAGACTAGATTTACAAGGAAGAAGTAATCTAAACAAATGGAATCACGTTGCTCTTTGTAGAAAAAATGGAGTTACAAGACTCTATCAAAACGGAAAGATACAAGGAGTTTATACTGATACTAATAGATATGATGGTCCAGGAATGAGAATTGGAAACTATTGGAATGGTTCAAACGCTTTCCTTGGTTATATTCAAGATTTCCAAGTTTATAAAGGTTATGCAAAGTATTTTCCAACGGGAGAATCGCAGTGGAATGAAGTTTTAGCAAGCAATGCAACTGGTGCAAGAGAAATTAATTATACAAATCCTGTAAAAGGAATAGCTACTAAAAAAGTTGATGGCAATGATGTATATGTAATCGCATCTGGTGGTAAAGTTGGTATTGCCACTAATTTTATGTATGCAAATGTTGGTAGTGCTAATACCTTAAGTGTTGATTATTTTGTAAACAACAGTGTTGTTGGTGTTGCCACTACTTCTGCGTATGGAACAGGTTCTGCATATTTCAATGGAACAGGTGGATTAAGATATGCTGGAAATGATCTTTCATTTAGAACTAATGACTTTACAATTGAATTTTGGGTTCGCTTTAATACTGTAGGAACAACAGTGTTGTGGGATCAAAGACCACAAACAAATGGTGTTTATCCACTAATTTATACGAATGCTGGTGCTTTAACTTATTTTGTTAATAGTGCTGCACAAATTACTGGATCAACGTTAAGTGCAAATCAATGGTATCATATTGCCGTTGCCAGATCAAATGGTGTCACCAAAATGTTCTTGAACGGCACACAAACTGGCAGTAATTATACTGATACAAATGATTATATTTCATATAACTCAAGTGGTGCTCAAGTGTCTATTGGTTTCCAGAATGATGGCACATCTAATCCATTAAATGGTCATATGAATGGGTTGAGAGTTTATAATGGTTATTGTGGTTATACAACAAACTTTACAAGACCTACATCTTTAACTGGAATTGGGGATACGAATGTTAATAACCTTGAAATTCTTGCTAATTTTAATACAACTGGAACTGCAGGAATTGATACGACTACAATACCTCATATACCTTATCAATATTATGGAAAAGAAAAAGTTGGAATTACAACAACAACATTTAGACTTCATAATTCATTAAATAAAAATTATACTAGTATCGGCATAGGAACAACAAGTAAATTTGGATCTGGATCAACTTACTTTAATGGAATTACTTATTTAAGATATTCTGACCCAAGAAATTCTTCGTATGTTTTTGGCACAGGAGAATTTAGTATTGAGTTCTGGGTTCGATTTGATTCTTTAACTGGAACACAAGTTATTTACGATGGTAGACCTGGAACAACAGGACCATATCCTTACATTTACACCACAGGTTCTACTCTTTATTACAATGCAAATAATAGTAACATTATATCTACTACAATTTCATCTGCAAATACTTGGTACCACGTATTAATTACAAGACAATCTGGATCAACCAAGATGTTTATTGATGGATCTCAAGCAGGAGCTTCAGTATCGGATTCTAATTTTTATAGAGAAAATGGGAATGGAGTAAATTATCGATATATTGGTTGTGATTATAATTTAACAAACTTTTTTAAAGGTCATCTTCAAGACTTTAGAATTTATAATAACAAGGCACCATATACACAGAATGTTGGTATTTTAACAGGACCACTTGATGAAAGTGCTGCTTTAAGCACAACACAAACAAAATATCAATCAACAAGTTTATCCGTAGGTGGAGGAATAACAAAGGCAACAACTGGTAGTGCATTACCACCTTTGGGTGGAGATTATTGTATTGAATTTTGGGGTTATTATAGTAGCGGTCAAACTTTCTTTGAGTATGGTACTTATGACAATGGATTTTTATTCAGAAGTGATTCTTGGTATATTCCAGGAACAACTACAACATCTGGAAGTTTTGGGGGACAATATCTTGCATCTCAATGGGCTCACTATGCTTTAATTAGATCTGGTTCTACTCTTCATTATTATAGAAATGGTATTGGTATTGGTACAGGAACAAACAGTACAACTAATCCTTCAACATCAACAGATATAAGACTTGGAAATTCTAGACACACTAACAGCAACCCTTTAAGTGGATATATATCTGACTTTATTATTTACAATGGTACATCCAAATACACCGTTGGCGCAGGAATTACATTCCAAACTCCAACCGCTGCTTATGATATTAATACAGATCCATTAAAACAATATGTTGCCTTTGCTGCAACTTTTGGTGGGTCAAATGGACAAACTTCCTTAAAATTTGATAAATCAACTTTCAATATAACGCCACCAACAACACCTTTAACAGCAGTTGGAGATTCAAATTATAAAAATCTTAGCATTCTTGCTAATTTGAATAATGCTAATACAAATTATCAAGCATATGCACCTAAGGATCCAATTGATAATATCATTAGATTACCAGATATTACAAGTGTGACGACACAGGCATTAGTATTTCAAGATAATTTTGTCGTGATTGGTGATTATGGATATATTGGAATTTCTACAAATGGTTATGATTGGACCGTTGGTTCTCGTCGTCCTAGGAATGCCAGTGGAAACGCATACACAAATGTCGGCATAAGATCTTATTATCTTGCACAATCAACATATTTTTATGACATTGTTGGTGCAGGATCAACGGTAGTAGTTACTGGGGAGTATTCTGCTCCCAGCTATAATCATACTTTCTTTTCAAATAATGGTGGAGAAGATGAGTTTAAAAACCTTTGGCACGGTTCTTCTGGAGAATTGTGGCAATATCCTTCTTCTGGTTCTTTAACGATTCCTTGGACTGGAGGACAGTCAATCGGATATAGCACTTCTACAAATGAGTTTTTGATGTCAAATTCTTATGGAACTTATAATGGATATGGAGATCTGGCGATAAATTATGCTACAGGAATTCCTACAACTGGAATTAATACAAGCAGACATAATTGGGTTGACTTTGGTTTAAATCTTGGATCTATTGTAGAAAAATCTGGAAAAATTACCAAAGTTAAAAATGATGGTAGCAAATGGTATATTATCGGTTATGATACTACAACAAATGGATCTTATTATCAACTCGGAGTTACAACTTCTTTGGCAAATCTTGACAATTCAATGAGGTTGTGTAGACCAGGTTATAAGCAATTTACTGGAGCAAGTTATGTAGATGGTAATAATATTGTTGTAACTTCAGAACAATTCCCTGCTAGGAATTCTCTTAAAAATGATATTATTACGATTTCTGGAATTACAACCACATATGATATTACACAAACACAATCTGCCTATTTCAATGATCCATACATTACTGGCACTGGGGCAACTGATCGAGTTGTAAGTGTTGCAACCTCAATTCCAGCAGGAAGTTATTCATTACGTTCTGCTCCTGTTGGTGTTGGAACAACATTCAAGTATGGCACCAAGTCTTGGTATTTTTCAAATAATGCTGCGTTTGCAGATTCTGGAATCGACTTCTCATTTAGATATGGAGATTTCCAAATTGAGTTTTGGTTTAATCCCCAAGGTTCTGGAGGTGGAACAGGTCTGATTTGGATTGATCAAAGTTATTATGTTTATTATACAAGCACAAGTCTTCAATGGGCAGGTTATAATATCAAAACAGGAATTACGACGAACGCTTGGTATCACGTTGCCGTTGCTCGTCAAGGCGGCACCACAAGACTATTCTGGGATGGAACAGAAACTTTTAGTTATACAGATTCAGTATCATATGTTTCAAACAGCACCTATGGTAGATCTTTTGGTGCTCGTGCTGATGGATACAGTCCAGGCGCTTCAAATTATTATCTAGATGATATTCGAATCTATAATGGATACTGTGGTTATACAACGAACTTTACACCACCAACATCACAGTTGAGTATTGGTATAAGTTCATTTAGAGATAAAATTGCATTCTTCTCAAATTGTGAAGATGGTAATTATACAAAAATGATTGACAACTATTACATTACAGGAAAAGATTATGTCACTAACTTAAGTAATTATTATCCAAGATTAACTGATACTTCTGGTAATGTTTATTCTTGGAACACCACAATTGAGGGTTATTTTAAACCAACGGTATCTGGTATTCATACATTTTCAATGTATTCTTATCTTAATGGGACATTTTGGTTTGATGGATCTCCAGTTACATCCACAGTTTATAATCAAACCAGATATTTTACAACACAATCTCTTAGCACTTCAACATACTATCCAATCAAATATATTGCTCGTGATTTGGCTTCTGGTCTTCGATTACAACTTCAATATATTAATTCTTCAACCTCAACATATACTGGAGACTTTAGTAAAGTTGGTTTTGCAACTGCTGGAATTGGGACTGTTGGATTAAATGTTTTTAATGTCCCTTATTATACTATTGGAGATCTTACAACACCAGCTTACAGACATAGAAAAATAAGAGGAATTTTAAAAGGTGATAATTCTTATGTTTATTATGGCGATCGAGGATTTGTTGGTTATAGCACAAATAATATTAATGTTCGCAACTTCCGTGAAGAATCATATAGAGGAACTGACTTTACTGCTGTAGGTATTGGACAGTCAATTTATAATATTTTTGGACTCAATGATATTCGAGTGGGAATTTATACGAATGGTTATTATGTTTTAGGATCAAATGGTTCTTCTGTTGCTGAACTTGGTATATCTACAAATGGTCTTGAATGGTCTGATAGGGGAACGTTTGTTTCCAGTATCCTTGATGGAAACATTGGTAGAAATTTTGAAAGTATCGGCATTACATCGAGCAATAAATTCATAGTATCCATAGCAAGCACGAATGCCAACATTCTTGGTATTACAACTGATTTTGTTTCTTATACTTCAAATAGAAATGCGGGTGTGGCAGGAACGTCCACCTTTACTAATGTTGGTGCAGCAATAAGCACAGGTCAAAGTAAGTTTGGCAACGGATCTTTATGGATAAAACCAACAGGAAACCAGACAAGTTATGTTCAGGCAGCATTTACTAATACTGTTGCTGGAGATTATACGATGGAATGGTGGCAGTATAGAACAGGAACTACCTATGGATTTATTGGTTTTGAATGGGGCACCTACTCCGACTCTATTTTAAATAGAGGTGATACATGGTATTTGACTGGTGGTTCTGGCGGTGTAGGTGGCAGTGGATCTGTAGATCAAACATTAAATACTTGGAAACATCATGCTCTGGTGAGAAATGGATCTACAGTGACTTATTATGTTGATGGTGTTGGGTCAGTTTTAACTACCGGTGGTGCTGGAACATTCAATCCTGCTAATGATACTTTTAGAATTGGTGCTCCACAATGGGCAGGTGGCAACTGGGCTGGTAATATAAATGACTTTATTTTCTACAATGGTGTTGCAAAATATACATCTAATTTTACACCACCATCGACACAATATGATATTGCAACAGACCCTTACAAAGGATCTGTAATGTTTGCCGCGCCATTTACTGGTGCTGTGGATGGAGCAACATCTATTATTTACTACACAACACCTGTAGGAACTGCTAAAACAGCATTTGTCGGACTAACATCTGTCAGCGCGGTGGGTGGTATTGGAACTGTAAATGTGATTGCAAACAAACGCGGACAATTGTTCTATACTGATGATTCATTAAGTGGTCTTACTTCTGTCGGATTCTCTACCAATAGACTCACTATATCAACCTTTAACACTATTACAGGCGACACAGTTGTTTCGACAGCATCATCTGCTTATGGTGGATCGAGTGCTTACTTTGATGGCACTACTGATAATCTAATAGTCTCAATTGATCCTTTTGCTAATCTTGGAACTGGAGACTTTACAATTGAAGGTTGGTTTAATGCTTTAGATGCTGGTGGTGGGTCGGGAAGGTGGGTCGTTTCTTCCGGTGTTAGTGCGGCAGTTGCAGATCATCTAATTTACAGATATAACGGATTTTGGTATTATTATTCTTCTACTGACGGAGGTAGTTGGAATATTTCCAATGGTCAGTCATTTGGATCAGTTTCTAATAATACCTGGGCTCACTTAGCAGTAGAGAAAAAAGGATCAACCTTTAGACTTTATCGAAACGGTGTTGGAATTACTACATTCACGGCAAATCCAGCATATTCTGGTGTGAGACCACTTTACATTGGTTCCAGATTAGGTAATTCGCAATCGCATTATGGATATGTTCAAGACTTAAGAATGTATGATCTTGCGAAATATAATTCATCAGCATCAGGAATTGGAGTCACCTTTAGTCCTCCAACGTCTTATGTAAGTGCTGCAAATGATCCTAATAGTATTGTATTCTCTGCACCATTTAATTCTACATATGGATTAAATTATTATGAGTCTTCTAATAAACATCCATCATACTTTGGAAACAATCCGGTCAATAAATTTGTAAAAACACCACAATATCTGATTGGTATTGCTACTGGTGGTTATGTTGGATTTACCACAGATGGATTTAATTGGAGTGTTTCAAATGGATTTAATGGAAATGTGACAGATGTTGCCTACAATGGTATTACTACCGATCCTAAATACACCGTAGTCACAGAAAACGGTCAAATTTATATCTCAGGTATTAACTAAAATGGCAATTGCACATAACTGGCATGTTACAAGTGTTAATAAGTATCTTGATACTGGAGGAACTGTCTATAAAGTTTTGTTCCAAATAACATCCACTGACTCTGATAATCCTTCTTATCTTACTATAACCACTCCAGGATCTGTCATTTTAGACATAAAAACAATTGATCCAGATCATTTTACACCGTTTAATGAACTTACAGAAGAGCAAATTTTAGATTGGGTAAAAGAAAGAATCGTAAAATACAATATTCCTGATACTGATCCAGTTGAAACAAAATACGAATATGAAATTTACCACGAAAGACATCTTCAAAACTTAAAAGAAACAATTACTTATACTCCAGATCGACCATACTCTGATGTTGGATATTTGATTCATCCAGAACCAGATCCAGTGGAACCAGATCCAAATGAAGTTGAAATTGATACAGCGGAAGATATGATGCAAGTTGCTGCAGAAATGGGTATTCCCGTTCCTGAAGATTGGACTTGACACCTGAATCAAAACCCCTTATAATATCAAGGTCTTCAACATCCTTGTATCTTTGGGAATGAAGACCCTCTCTGTGGTGGGAGAGGTGAGTTGGTGGTTACCGAGGAGGGTTTTATACCCTCCTTTTTTCTATTATAAATTACTATAAATCTTAAGAAACTTATGAATTTCACAGTATATTCTAAAGAAGATTGCCCTTATTGCTATAAGGTCAAGCAAGTATTGGAGTTGACAAACAGTAACTTTGTGGTTTATAATTTGAATGAGCATTTTACCAGAGATGAGTTCTATGCTGAGTTTGGTAATGGTGCTACATTTCCACAAGTTATTTGTGATGATAAGAAATTAGGAGGATCCGTTGACACAATCAAATTCCTCAAGGAACAACAAATCATCAAGTCCTAACCTAAATAAAAAGGAAGACCACAGAAATCGTGGTATTGAACTTATTCTTCATGGAGGTAAAAGAAAGCAAACTCAACCGTTCCACATCATCTTTGAGAAGATGGTTTGCTTTCTAAATCGGGAAGTAACCATCTATTTTGAATTTTCCTTTAAGTCAAGGAAAAGAAAAGTAGTTTCCCGGAGAAAAAGAAATGTTAGCAACTAGTTTAGTTTTCGGTTGTTTCTTAACTGTATTGTTTCTTATAGTGGGAGTTGTAACTGGTTGGGTTGCCAGAGAATATATGATGAATTATCAGGATCGTCCAAAACTTCATCCAGAATTCTTTGACAGCAAAGGCAATGTAATTCCTGACGAAGTTCTAGCAATCAGTTTTAATCCTGATTACTTTGACGACTATGAAGATGAAGATGAGGAAGAATAACTAAATACTGTATAATCATTTTAGATTTTGAATTCATATGACTACGACAACAACAAAAAAGACGACAGCGAAAGCAAAAGTAGTTCAAGCAAAGAAAACTACTTCTGCTCCAGTGGTCGATAATCTACCAAAGAATCCTTTTATTTTTGAAGTATTAGATCTCGTTTCTCGTCAAAGATCTAACGCTAAAAAGGTAGAAGTCCTCAAAAAATATGAGGATTTTTCAATCAAAGCGATTATGATTTGGAATTTTGATGAGAGTGTAATTTCAATGCTGCCTGAGGGACCAGTACCATACTCTGCATTTGAAGACCAAACTGTTCACTCTGGCAATCTCTCTACAAAGATTACAGATGAAGTTCGTAGAATGCACGAAACTGGATCCTTCTCTTTAGGTTCTAGTGACAAGCAAGGGCATACTACAATTCGTAAAGAATACAAGAATTTCTATCACTTTATCAAAGGTGGTAATGATGGGTTAAATAATATTCGTAGAGAATCGATGTTCATTAATCTTCTCCAAGGACTTCACCCACTTGAAGCAGAAATTGTTTGTCTTATAAAAGATAAAAAACTTGAAGAAAAGTATAAGATTACAAAAGAAATTGTTTCTGAAGCTTATCCAGATATTACCTGGGGAGGACGTTCGTGAGTCAAGTTGTTGAAAAAACACAGGAAAAGCACATGGACCATTGGACATCAGCAGAAAGAGAAACTTGTAAGTCACGCTACGGTTGTGAGATTATGATTGAAAATGGTTCATATGCTGATGTTCGCACCAAAGAAGCTCCTAACGATGCTTATATCATAAAGTATATGGTTGATGATGAAGTGTGCTATGACCTTACCCGAGGCACTAGAATCAAATTGTTTGATATGTACTGGGATAAGTTTCGTGAAAATCTAAAGAGTATTGACTTTGGATACGGTAGAGTTAATCCAAAACTCTGGGGATATAAATCGCCCGAAAAGAAAAAGCGTAAGTGATTTCCCAGATCGGGGGAAATTTTTCCGGCAAAATTTTCCCGCGTGAAGGTTTTTAAAATTGTATCAGGAAATACACACATACTTGACTATATAGAATGAATAGAGGTATAATAGTCCTCTAACGTTCATCCTATGACTAAAGCACTTTTGCTTTTAGCATGGGTTCCACTTCTTTCTATCTCTACGCCTCAACTTGCTAAATCCAATCAGGTGACAATAAGTTGCGACGCAGCGTGGGAACTAATGGACATCGTTAAAAACGACGATGTAGTAGACCAAAGAAAAGAAGACCGATTGCTATCAGAACTCCGAAAGGATGTTGTGAGACTTAAGTGCTAAAACTGAATAGGACGGAAGTAAGCCGACTCGGAACGGATCGTTCATCTATGGAAACACTCATTTTAACTTGCCTACAAGCACAGTTAATGGTTGGGAGAGTTTATAGAGTTGATATTCCAAAACAAGCAAAGAATGATTTGATTTGGGAGATTAAACAGATTACTCCAAAAGAGTGCAAAATAGACGCAAAAGCCGACTGAAGGAACGCTCTTTAGCCTCAAAATTAAGGAGAAAACCTAATGTCTAAAGTCGTTTACAGAGGTGTTGAATACGATACTCAAAAGCGTATTGAATACCAACAGCAAATGCAACAACAAGCCCAACAATACAACGAAACCTATCGTGGTGTTAAGTTTGTAAAGGAGGGACACAAGTGATGCAAAAGCTAAACTTCCTACAACTCATCAAAGAACAAAAACAAAAAGAAGAGCGTCGTCATCAGGCACAATTAGCACAACTCGTTGGAGCAAAGTGATGTTCGCAGTATTACAAATTACCGCAGGTTGTGCGGTTGTAATTACTTTATTGTCTCTTTATATTCAATTTTTATTCAAATAAAATCGGGGGGTTGATTCCCCCCTTTTTTTATGTTATGATACGCTGAGTGAAAAGTATTCTATGGACAGAGACAAACTAAAACTGATTGTCCGTAATCTTGAACTCTTGGTTGATAATCTGAAAGCAGAAGTGTATTCTGATACTTCTGCGTATTCTTATACAGAACCAGAAGTCAGAAAAAGACCAATTTTAGATTACGATGAAATTTTTGAGGATTCTGATTTAGATGACTAGTAGAGCACGAGAACTTATTAAACTTTTAGAACGATTGGTGAAGCAAGATCATCTTTACACCGATGAAAAAATTAAAGAAATGAAAGCACAACTGCGAACTCTTAAAGAAGAACTCGCAGAACTTGAAGCAAAAACATCAAAAGGATTTGGAAAGAAATGACCGTAAAACTTATCAGTGTGACTCCCGATGCAGAACAAACAATGGCATATATTGCTAGAGTTTCTAATCCAGCGAATCAAGATTCTGAAAACTATGCGGGTTTGCTACGTTATTGTATTAAGCACAATCATTGGTCTGTGTTTGAGCAATCTTCTATGAGTTTGGAGATTGAAACGAATCGTGGCATTGCAGCACAAATTCTTCGCCACCGTAGTTTCACATTTCAAGAGTTTTCGCAGCGGTATGCCGATTCTTCTTTGCTGAGTGATTATGTTCCCGTTCCTGACCTTCGCCGTCAGGACACCAAGAATCGTCAGAACTCGATTGATGATCTTGGTGAATATGAAAAACTGAGTCTTCAGAGCAAGATTCAAGAGCATTTTGCACACTCTATGCGCCTCTACAAGGAACTTCTGGATCACGGTGTTGCTAAGGAGTGTGCTCGCTTTGTGCTGCCTCTGGCGACCCCTACGCGCATTTATATGACGGGTTCTTGCCGTAGTTGGATTCATTACATCAATCTTCGTTCTGCAAATGGAACTCAGAAAGAGCATATGGACATTGCTCTGGAATGTAAGAAAGTGTTTTCCGAACAGTTTCCAACGGTTGCCGAAGCTCTTGAGTGGGTCTAAATAAATTATCTTGAATTCGTAACTTTATGCCTGTATATCCTGTAGTCAATACAAAAACTGGTGAACAGAAAGAAGTGGAAATGAGTATCCACGACTGGGACCAGTGGAAAAAAGACAACACTGATTGGATCCGTGATTGGTCTGATCCTTCTACTTGCCCTTCTCCTGGAGAGGTGGGTGAGTGGAGAAATAAGCTTATCAATCGCAATCCTGGGTGGAATGATGTATTAGAAAAAGCCAGTAAGGCACCAGGTTCAACCGTTAAAAAACTCTAATATGGCAAGAAGAAAAAGAGCAGAGCAACCAATCGGGGTTGGTCTTACTACTCGTCAAATGAAGCGTAAAAAACCATTAAGTTCTGATTATCTGATTGATATTGATCCTCTCACAGAAAATCAGAGAAAACTTTTTGAATCTTACGCTGCTCAAAAGCACTTGATTGCTTATGGTTGTGCAGGAACAGGTAAAACTTTCATTACACTCTATAATGCTCTGAGAGATGTTCTTGATGAGAGAACTCCTTACGAAAGAATCTATTTGGTTCGTT